TTCATTACGTGTTTCTCTAACACCGTTTCTAAATTTTAGATGCTTCCAAAATGAAGATAGTGATTCAATAATTAGCTCAATTGCTTTCGTTGAGTAGTTGTGTGCTATTAATATTACTTGTGTCATTTGTTTTCCTCGTTTGACCAATATTGATTTTACGAGGACGCATTTCTTCTGGGATTTCATACTTCAGTTCTACAGCAAGTATGCCATCTTGAATATCTGCTCCGTTTACTTGAACGTGTTCAGACAATCGAAAAGTACGTTTAAACTTCTTGGTACTAATACCACGATGAATAAAGTCTCTTCCTTTGCTTACGTGTTCTCCTGTTATCATTAAAGTTCTATCTTTAACTTCAATTGATAATTCATCTTTTGAAAAACCAGCAACTGCAAGTTCAATAAGATACTCGTGTTCAGATGCTCTAATAATATTATGGGGTGGATAATGATCAGCTGCGTGACGAACGGTATGTTCCATTTCGTTAAACAGATGATCGAATCCTACAAAAGATGATCGCGGAAATAATGTTTGTATGCCTGTCATTTTGGTGTTCTCCTTTTCCAAGCAAGAATGTTCTGGGACCAGATTATTCTGCATCCCTCCGTCTTTGGACAATTCCTATGAATTACCTCTATAGTATATATAGTACTTTATTTAAAAAAGTAAATAGGTTATATCAAAAAAAAAAATATTATTTTCGACCAATATTATACTTTGGACATAATTCCCATTGGCCTTTATCTTTAAAAGAAATTATTTTAATTTGTCTTAAAGGTGCAACTGGTAAAGCTTTTTGAGGATTATCTATCGTAATCAACCCCCAGTCGGAAATTAATGTAGCAATTGTATTTCTTCTAGATATATCACTTTCTTCAAGAGTCGATTTTTTACCATCAAGTAAAAACAATTCTTTAAAATGGACAACAAAATATCTACCTTGTTTATGTAATATATGACAAGATTGAAATAATTTTTTTTCTTTTCGAGATGCAACGCCAATGCGTGTAAGAGTTTCTCTAACTTTTAGAAAATCATCTGGATCGTTAAGAGTAATCTCCAACATAGATTCAGGAGACCAGTCTACTAAAGTAGCTTCTTCATTCATTTTTTCAACTCACTTTTAATATATTCTATTCACGATAATGTACTCATGATAGATATATTTATACTAATTAAATTTTTAGCGGGTTTTACCACCTTTACTAATTAATGAATGAATTTTTTCTAGGTGATCCTTCGTCATCAATGGAAGAACTTGATACGCTTTTGCTTTTGAATATCCATAATATTCTTTAATAGCATCAATATCTTTTGACTTATCTTCTTTAGTCCATTTAGAAAACCTTTTTCTTTTACGAACAATTTCAAGATAAAAGTCATACTGTAATCTACTATCAATATGAGCATTTAAATTCATCTCATTTGCCATTAACACAGTATCATTAAAATAAGATAAACTACGATTTATCATAAAAGCTGGATAATTTTTTTCATCTAAATCATCATTCATAATATCTTGTTTAGTTGTATTAATACTATTAAGATAATCAAAAGGACTCATAATGCTTGCGCCAATGCTTGAATTCTCATGACATCTACAGAAATATCATGTTTTGGATCATGATGAATAAATTTATCTGCTACATCAGCTGGCATAAATTTATTATTTAAATTAGATCCCCATGCCATGCCATCAATAAGAGACCGTGTATCTCTTATGGTCCACCAAGGATATGGTGTAACTTGATCAGTGTCTTTCATTAAAAAATCAAAAAAGATTGGATCAAATGTATTACCTCGAGTATAAACTTTTTTAAGTTCATCTGGTCTATTTTCAACAAAGAAATCATATAGTTCAGTAATAGATACATCTTCAGTAGATGGTTTTAACTGATATTGAGCTTCTTTCGGTTGGTTTTTCCACCAATCAATAGTGCTTTGCTGAACAGATCGACCATATTCTTTAACCTGTTCATCAACATTAAATTTAATCATTTGACAATTCTTTAACAGTTCTTCATACAAATATGGTTTACTAATAAATCGAGATTCGTCAAATGAGAGCATAGCAAATGAAATTACTACACCTTTAACTGGATCTTGTGATAAGGTTTCAAAATCGTATACAACTGCATTATCCATTATTGGAACTCCACATTAGCCATTAGCTCTGTCATACATGCTACCACATTTAATTCATGGTCAGCAACAAAAGCATGTTTGTATTGATAGTCTGCAAGAATAAGAACAACCTGTGGTACAGAAGCTGGTTTCATATGGTTATTCATACGATCGTAAATTCCACGAAAAATAGCTGAAGCATCGGTGTCAATATTATTAACAACCCAGCTTCTCATTTTCTTAAAATCTTTTTCTTTAATATATTTTAAGAGTAAGTCAATTTCAGTAACAGAAGAACTAGAAGAACCACTACTACTAAAACTACCACCCACTGATCGTCTTTGAAGTTCATTTAAAACTCTCCTCCAATCTGGAGCATGTTTCATAATAATATTAACAAGATCTTTTTGGTCATATGTAATATTTTCTTGTTCAAGAATATTACGAGCATGTTTAAAAAAATCTTTAGCTAATTCGCTTAGATCTTTCTTTGAAGTATTAAATTCATATACACCACATCGAGAATGAAGTGGTTCAATAATACGATTCTTAAAATTACAGGTTAAGATAAACCGACAATTATTAGAAAACTCTTCAATAAAAGCTCTTAAAGCCGGTTGAGTTGATTGAGCGTTTAAGTAATCAGCTTCATCAAGGATGACTACTTTGTAGCCACCCTGTAAAGATAATGATGAAGCAAATTGTTTTATTTTACCACGAAGGGTATCAATGTTACCTTCTTCAGAACCATTCACTAAAATGTAATCTAAGTCGAGAGAATTACATAAAGCTTTTGCAACAGTAGTTTTGCCAAGACCAGCACTTCCTGTAAATAACATGTTTGGAAGTTCACCGGTCTTAACAATTTCTAAAAATGTTGATTTTAGTTCAGAAGGTAGGATAGTTCGTTCAATAGTTTGTGGGCGATATTTTTCAACCCACAGAAATTCATTATTAAGATTCATTATATAGTCTATCCTTATTGGAGTTTACTCTTCTTCAGCTTCTTCTTGTTTAAATGATTCGACTACTTGTACTGCTTGAGCGCATTGATCACGTAGTTGACCAATTGTGGAAAGCTCTTCGCCTCGAAAACCACCTCGCTGAGTAATAGTATCAATAATAGCAATAGAAGATCGAGAGATCTGATTCATTAGATCATAAGATTTTTTGTGGTCGGCCATAGTTTATTGTTCTCCATAAGTTGATGTTTTTTCAAGTGCAATCCAATAATTTATTGAATTAGCTGAGTTAGTAAATTTAGAGATTAGTTTTGATGAAATTTCAACGTCGTAATCTCCGGCTAAAACTTTAATATTAGATATATTAAATACAAGTTTATATATACTCTCGTTAGACTCAACTGGTACTGAAATAGAATAAGTATTTGCTGTTTTATTTTCTACAGTAGTTACAGTTAAACTTGCTAGACCATCGCCATCTGGCTCAATAACTAGTTCATTATGGCCGAGTGCAGCTGCAGCTCGTTTAATTCTACCTAGTGTAGTATTATCAAGTGTGAAGCTAATATCATGAGCTGGCATTTTGACGTCTTTGGTAACAGTAGTAAGCATATCGACATCGGCATATCTATATTTAATTTTAGATCTACCACTTGAATCAGCAATCGATACATATTCTTCATGAAATTCTAGTTGAGGTGAATCAACTAAGTTAAGTACGCCAAGGAATTCACTTAAGTCGTAAATGCCAAAGCCTTTTGGAAAGTTTTCTACAACTTCAGCTTTTGCTAAAAGATTTTTAGCTTCTGCAATTGTCTGTAAAGTATAACCTTCGTTGATAACAATATTCGAATTAATTGCTGAAAAATTCTTAAGAATTTGTAGAGTATTTTCAGTTAGTTCCATCATATATTCTCCATTTTGATATTAGACTATTATATCATATTTTAGTAATAATGTAAACAATTTATTTGACTTTACTAAAATTTTTATCTTTATAAAATTCAAGTTTTTCTTTAAACTTGCCGTCAAGAATTTCTCCTTTATGTGATATTACAAAAACATTAGTATCATCATCAAGTGTATGAAGTATTTTCATTAGATTGTCGACACCATCATGATCAAGAGAGCTATCGAATGTTTCATCAAGTATCAGAAGATTTGTTGCAACTGAGTTTTTCATCTTAGCAATTTGACGCCAAGTAAAGAGAAGTGCCAAATCAATTCGTTGTT